ATTCTCCACGATATCCAGCGGCAGATAAGCAAGTCCCAGTCCATCAAGGGCGGCCTGCCTCATCATATTTATTGTGCTGAAAGTCGCTCGTCCATCGATACGGACCTTAATTTCAGTCTCATCCTTGCGAAACTCCCAGGTATAAAATCCGCCATGAGTGGGCAGGCGTAATCTGATACAGCTATGGTCGTTTAAATCACGAGGCGTTCCTGGGTAGGTCTTCCCCATGAAATAAGAGGGCGCTCCGACCACCGCAAAACGGAAGTCCCTGGCAAGGGGCAGGGAAATCATATCCATATCAACCTGTTCGCCCAAACGAACTCCGGCATCAAAACGCTCAGCGACAATATCTTTGAGTCCGTACTCGCTGATAATTTCAATGTTGATATCGGGATACTCAAGCATCACCGGGGCAAGTTTAGGCCAGAGAATTGTATCGGCGGCGTGTTCAACGGCAGTAATGCGCACAGTACCGGCTGGTTTTTCTCGTAGTCCGCTCAGCGCAGCTATCTCACTTTCAATTTCGTCAAAATGGGGTCCTATACGGGAAAGTAGCCGCTCGCCAGCTTCAGTCACAGAAACGCTACGCGTGGTACGGGTAAGAAGACGAAGACCAAGGTCAGCTTCTAGAGTCCTCACCGTGTAGCTCAGCGCCGACTGTGAGACACCTAACTGAGCGGCCGCTTTAGTGAAGCTTTTTTCTCGGGCCACGGCGATAAAAGCTTGATAATCGTTCACATTTTTACGGCGCATTTATTGACCAGGTCCTTTTGGATTAATATTTCTTTCTTATAAAATAATTCCTGGGGTGGAGGTTTGTCTATTGGTAACGATCCGACGTTCCTCATCCATGACAAATATCCATTAGCACTCACTAATGCTCAACTTCCGCTTTTGGCACAAAACGGAAGTTACTCTTCCCTTGTAAGCGGGACTCTGTTGGGGCGTATTGAACTTTACAGACTTAAACGAGCGCTTTGCACACAGTGCGGCAAGCGGGCTTATGCTCTCATTTTTCATAATTCTTATCGGCATTTTGTGTGCCTAAAGCATTGATCAAAACGGCCCATAGGTATACTGTATATTCATACAGTTAATGCAGCGGAGGCTATTATGAGAGTTGAGTTAAGCATTGATAGAACTAAAGAACTTCCTAAGGGCGCTGTCCCGGCTCTGGAAAAAGAACTGTTAACACGACTGCAGGATCAGGTAGGCGATTGCACCCTGGTTATACGACGAACAGGCTCAGATGGGTTAAGTGTTCTGGGCGGTGAAAAGGACGCGAAGAAGAAGGTAGAAAAGATCTTCCAGTAGACCTGGGAAAGCGCTGACGACTGGTTTTATTAATTCAGCATGTAATTAGTTTCCTGGGTGGAAGGGGAGGTTTGGTGAAACAAAAAGAAGAATTTCCAAAAAAGGGTTATGCAGTCATCAGATGTCACGATGGGGTTATCGTTGCACGACTGCACTCATTTCCTGAATGTGACCGTGCGCTGATGTACAGGCGAGGTGATGTGGTGTCGTTTACGCCGCTTCTGGATGATGAGATTGTAGGGTCGCCAACTCTCTTTACGCAGATGCTGGAGCGGGCAGGTTACCGTGTTTCGCTTAATTCTGTTAAACTCCCGTCATAGGCCTGAACAACCTATACCTGCTGCGCCACTGGAGAGATACCATGGCGCAAAAACCATCCGAACAAGCACTTAAATTGGTTCCTTTCGGAATCAGCGATTTCTTTTTGCCTGCGCACTTACTGGTGACGGCATGAAGAAATCAAGCTTCATCCACACCCAGCTCACGACGAAAGAAGTGGACGAGCTTGAGGCCCGCTACCGTGCTAATGACGTGCGGACTGTGCGCAGCCTTGATTTCGATCTCATCCACTGGACGCTTACCGCTTATCTTCCCGAGGCAAACAGAGCCCCGCGCCAGGATAAGACCTTCCAGCAAAAGCTCTGGAGGGAAGCGTGAAGACCTACAACATCACCCCGATGGGCAAACCCAGGATGACCAGGGCGGATAAGTGGAAAAAGCGGCCGGAGGTTCTCCGATACCGCGCGTTCTGCGATCTCGTTCGGCTGCTGGGCGTCGAACTGCCGGAAGCAGGCGCACACATTACGTTTATCCTCCCGATGCCCCCGAGCTGGAGCCAGAAGAAGCGCCAGGAGATGACGGGGAAACCTCACCAGCAGAAGCCCGACAAAGATAACCTGGAGAAAGCCCTGATGGATGCCATCTATGCGGATGATGCCCATATCTGGGATTCTCGCGTTACGAAGCGTTGGGGTGAAGAAGGGCAGATCACTATCGGGGAGATCGCCTGATGCGCGCATTGCTGAAACCTGTTATCGCCCGCGAACTGGGTGTTGTTCTGCTGAAACCCGGCAGCGAGCTGATGCCCATGTTCACTGCAGGGCGCGTGCTGGTGGAGAGCCAGCCTGCCAGTATGGCCAGCTTTGAGACTGGGCGGGTGCCTGATCTTCGCCAGCCGCTGGCGGCCAACCCGGCGCTGCGTCCGTTCTTCCTCCACGAAAAGGTGATCACCGCTGCTGGTGGGCTGGCTGGCCTGGAATACTGGTTGCTGCGCCACGGCGGCGGCACCTGCCAGTACCAGCACAGCAATTACCACTACCACGAACTGACGACCATGCGACACAAGCCCGGCGCAATCCGCCTCTGCGGTCACTGCGACAACCAGCTGCGCGAACAATTCACCGAGCGCCTGGCGGAGCTGGCGCGTCAGAACGTCATCGACTGGGTGCTGGACACTACCCGGTCGGCGCTGGCGATCGATAAGACCCGCGAGATATCCCTGCCTGAGTTGTGCTGGTGGGCTGTTCGTGTCGGCGTCACTGATGCGCTGCCAGAATCAGTTGCCCGCGAAGCTTTACGCCTGACAGCTGTGAAAGAGACTTACCGTGAGAGCGAGATCGTACCGGCGGTACCGGCCACCAGCATCATCGCCGACAAGGCCCGCGCGCTACCTGAAGTTCGAGCCATTAAGCCAGTAGTGAGCGTACTTGTGGATCCCGAATCCCCTCAGACCCTGATGAAGCGGCCAAAGCGGACCCGCTGGGACAAACCCAAATATCTGGCATGGGTTAAGACGCAGCCCTGCGAGTGCTGCGGCAGACCGTCAGATGATCCACACCATCTAATCGGCTGGGGCCAGGGTGGCATGGGAACGAAGGCGCACGACAGTCTCGTGATCCCCCTGTGCCGCCAGCACCATACCGAACTACATGACGATCCGGTGAAATTCGAGCGTAAGCACGGTACTCAGCCGGAAATGATAATCAGAGTGCTGGACCGGGCATTTGCGCTCGGCGTTCTGGCTTAAGGAGCAGTACAGGATGACACCACGTCAACGCCGCATTCATATCGAAGGTCTGGGTAAAGCAGCTGCTGCACCGAGAAAAAGTTACCTCGGGAAGTTCACGCCTCTTAAGAGTGTTCAGTCTGCATGGATCAAATCCTTGCTGACGGTCTGGGGCGAATGCGTCGGCGGTAAAACCCGCGCGCAATACCGTCTGGAGAATTTCAGCCAGTTCTGGTCTGAGGTTAAGCAATCGGAGTGGTCGGACACTCAGCTGTCGCGCATCACTGAGGCGCTGGGTCAGGCGAGGGAAGAGGGGTTCCGTGGCGTTCAGGCAGCGCTGCGTGCCCGGTCCATTCTGTGGCCGGTGACCCTGTCAGCGCTGATCGAAGAGAGCGAGCGCCGCGATGATGCTGACTTTATCGAGCAGATCATGCTGAACACCTTCGACCTGCACGACCCGGTGTATCTGGTTGGCCGGCAGTTCTATACCACCCGCAAGAAGATGTCCGACATCACGCGGGAGTTGCAGCACGTGGCCCCCTGGCTCACTGACGGCGAAGCGCGTAAGCGCGTGCGGTGGTGCCTTGAAATCTTCCAGGCAAAGGTGTTTCTGACCGTGTGCCGGCAGATGAAAACGGAGCAAAACTGAGAGGCCTCTTAAAAAATATTTCAATTTATGTTGAAAACGGGCCAGAAAGATGAATAATTCATTCATGCTTGGCAGAGCTGCGCCACGATGGCAGCGTCGAAAAGCTCTTATCAAACAAATTACGAAACCTCGCTCCGGCGGGGTTTTTTTATTATTAATAAATAGCAAATGATATGTATCTTTAAAGATGCAAGCCACGTACAGTGCGCGGGTGGTGAATCCCCCTCAGCGGTGGGGCGGCTAGGCAAAACGAGTCGGGTTTGAAGAACGCGGTTCTGTGGTCTAGCGCAGGGTCACCGGGAGGCACCCGGCACCACAACCTCAGTATCATCTATATCTAAGGCTGCCGATTGGCGGCCTTTTTGTTTTACATGATTCTGGACTGCTTAACACCGCTGGCCTTTTTCTTTTTCATACTGAGTAAATAAAGTTAGCTTTGTTGAAGAAAGGCGATTAGGCTGCGCCTGTGGTGAATCCCCCTATGCGGTGGGGCGACTAGACTTGGAGGTGAATGACGCGATTCTGTGATCTAGCATAGAGTCACCGGGAGGCACCCGGCACTACAGTCCAATTACCACAGATTTCTAAGGCTGCCGATTGGCGGCCTTTTTGTTTTATATGACTTTAGCCAGCACAGCACCGCTGGTCTTTTTGGTTATACTGAATAAATACACAGATAAAAATAGCTTTATGGCAGGAAGAGGACTAGGCTGTGCCTGTGATGAATCCCCCTATGCGGCGGGGCGACTAGACATGGCAAGTGAGTAGCGCGATTCTGCGGTCTGGCGCAGCGTCACCGGGAGGCACCCGGCATCACACTCAATAATGAGCTTCTTTGCACGGTTCTGATATAGGCTTTGCCGCCCACATCCCGCATGGATTCCGGTTAACATATCAGATACTGTCGTCTTGATAAGTTCTGTCAGAGCTTGAAGAGGGCGATCATTATGGAACCAGGTTTTTACTGGATACAGTACGGCGGCAGGGTTCAGATTGCTTATTACACTGACGTCGAAATTGAAGACCCTGAAATAGGCAGAATCATTACAGGTATCTGGCATCTCACACAGGGCGATGATATTTGTGATGACGGAGAGGCTGAAATTTTAGCAGGACCGTTAAGGCCACCACATATTTGAAATAAACACCGGTGCGCTTCAATATATGGTATAGACTTTTAAGCGGTGAATCCCCCTGTGCGGTGGGGCAATCCAGTTGAAATATATGTAAGTGTGCTTGCGGCTCGTATAACTGGTAACGAGTCACCGGGAGGCACCCGGCACCTGTCTTAGTATCAATACCTGGGTTTAATATTGCCTGCTTGCAAAAGCAGGCTTTTTTATATGCGCTTCGTTAGTAGTGCTATTATTTAATCGTGAACCAAGCCATAGCCATTAACCTTATATCCTGACCGGTCAGTAACGCTGCTCGACACAGCTGCAATACGGATGGTGGCTAGGCAACATGCCTACCTACTTAGATTTAAACTCAGTTGGGCCCGCTGAAAACGCGGGCCTTTTTTATCTTAGTCTCCCGGAACCGAGCATTCACTTTGTCGGTAATTCATTCGGAGAGCCTGATCCCTTACCAAATAGCACCCGCATCCCAGCGAGGTGAGAGAAATGTCCCGTATGAGCAAACTTGTCACCGGAGTCGCCCTTGGCACCTCAGGAGGAACCATCCTGAACGGCGTCCTCACAAAACTGAGCCCTGACGAATGGAGCGCCATCGGCGTACTGGCTGGCATTGCCGGGATAATCATTACCGGGCTCATTAACTGGTACTTCAAACGTAAAGTTGCAAATGCGCAGGTAAAGGCGCTGGAGAAGTACGGACCTGCTGTCAAAGTCGGAGATGATTAGATGCCAATGACCAGTAGCCTGCGTAACAAACTCATCGCCGCTGCTGGTGGCGGTGTAATGCTTATCGCCTCGCTGTTTCTCGGTGGGCAGGATGGCGTAGAAGGGCGTAAGTACGAAGCGTATAAAGACGTCGTCGGGGTGTGGACTGTCTGCGATGGCCATACTGGACGGGATATCGTGAGAGGGAAGAAATATACCGATTGCGAATGTGACAGCCTGCTATGGAAAGACCTCCAGCCAGCCAAGCGTACGGTAGACAATCTGGTTAAGGTGCCGCTGGGCGAGTATCAGCGCGCCGCGCTCTACAGCTTCGTCTTTAACGTTGGCTCTGACGCGTTCTCGAAGTCAACGCTGCTGCGCAAGCTGAACAAAGGTGATCACGACGGAGCGTGCGAAGAAATGCGTCGCTGGGTTTACGCTGGTGGTATGAAGTGGAAAGGTCTTCAGAACCGACGAGAGATGGAGCGATCCATGTGCCTGGCGGAGAGCAGCAATGACCTTTGACTGGAAGCCTTTGCTTTTACTGGTTGTTATAATGGTATTCGGTGGGCTTGCGTTCTGGTTCTTCGGCAAAGCTGAAGATGAGCGTCAGCGCGCCGACACTGCCGAACACAACCTGAAGCTTGCGAAAGACACAATAAGTGATCTGCAGAAGCGCCAGCGCGACGTTGCAGCTCTTGATGCGAAATACACGAAGGAACTGGCAGATGCCCGGGAAAATATTGATCAGCTTCAACGCGATGTTGCTACTGGTAAGCGCCGGTTGCAACTCTACGCAACCTGTCCCGCGGACGGAGCGTCCTCAACCAGCAGCCTGGGCGATGCTTCCGGCCCCCGACTTACAGGCTCCGCTGAGCGGAATTATTTCACCCTCAGGGAGCGAATAGCCACTGTAACAAAGCAGGTAGATTACCTGCAGGAATTTATTATTACACAGTGCCTGAAGTAGCTGCTTGAAACTATATCCCATATGAAGTTCACAAAAGAAAACCCTTATAAGCAGTAAATCCGGTCTGCTTATAAGGGCATGCAAATGCATATCGTTACTTTATTACCATAATTATTTCGCTGGAATATCTTTATAGGAATAGTCCTGGAAGAGAAGGTGCTTCATACCCCGACAGGTAAGTGGTAACATTAATCAATGCAAACGGATTAAAGTTCGTTTAAAAAAGAAAGGCTAAAATGTTAGCCGGTTACGCTAGTTAGGCGGGATACGACGCTAAAAACAAAAAAAAAACCCCGGTGTGGGGCAACTTTGAGTCAAACTATTTTTCTTCTTATGTGCTTCTTGCTTTCATAGCGCGGGGACAATAACACTTTCGTTAGAAATTGCAATTTATTTGCAACTTTTATCTATTCCGCTGACTTATGCCTTACTAGAAAGTATCCCCAGTAGCGGATAATAGGATCGATATGTCAGCCTAAGGTCAAACGAACAAAACACTCAAAGCGCTAGTTCGCAGCAGCTGTATGGCGGCAAACACAGAGCAATGGCCTTCTAACGGTTCTCTCATTAGAGAGCCAGCTTAGCCTCTGGTAAAGGTTGATGAGAAAAGCATTACTGAGAGCGCCAATTCCGAGCTGGCTGTGCATGACCACAGAGCGAAGAATCCGCTAAGCGAGCGCGGCGAATGCATGAGTATGGTTGCCATTACAGAGCACACCTGATGATGAAAAACGATAAAGATTTTACGTGGGATTATGGTGTGAAACCAGTTGATTTCGCTGCTTTAGTAGGTTTATTGCGTTAATGTATGCTATAAGTCAACACATTCGACACCTTTTCTTTTTAAAGGATGCTTAACTTTTTTTTATGTATAGACTCAACTCACCACTCCTGAAATGGTTATGAGAAAGGTGTATTGCTTATTTATGAATCGTATTTCGCCTAGCGGCCCCGGAGTAATACGGGCTGGAATATAAGCAGTGCTAATTGAGATCATGTAGCAGCATGGTTTTTTTAAAAGTATCAGCGTTTCTTTGAAGACAAAATGACAATTGCCTGAAAACAGACGCATATGGATTGAGGCAAATCGATGAAAAAAGTTTTGGTTTTCTTCAACTCGCAACAGGTAGAAGTCATAAATGTGCTTAAACCAGTAACATCTATTATACGGAATTACCCAAATGGTGATGAAGTATCGTTAAAAGTAATGCTTACTGAAATACATTCATTAACAGGCGATCACATCGATATTTTTGTTGCTTCTGATCGGGAGCTGAACAAAGAAGAAGTAATAAGTGCAGTGAATAAATACCTTTGAACTGTACGTAAGCGGCATCAATGGTCATTTTCAGTTTATCGATAAGTGAGATGATTTTAGAATTCACAATTTAAAGATTATGGTGGATCCCCCTCAGCGGCGGGGCTAAGTAACCTGATGGCTCTTCTTCACTGGCGCTCATCGTGAAAGACTGAAGCAGCGAGTCACGGGTGGTTGACCCAAAGGCTCACCGGGAGGCACCCGGCACCATATGCCCAAAGCCCTTGTAGAAATACAGGGGCTTTTTATCGTCATCAACGTGAGCAGAACTAACTTAGTGGGGGGCTATGTCAAAGAATTTGAAAGCAAATTCTCTACGTATTCAGCGTATGCAATATTGATAGTCTATAATTTATATCCAGTTATGGGTAAGGACTGTTAATCAGAAATTGTCACCTTGCTTGAAAATGGAAACAGTAAATGAATCAGAAGAGGTAAAAATGAAAATTGAAGCGCTGACGCAAAAGGCAGAAGAAGACATTGCCGCTCTGATAGCCAAGAAAATTTCAGAACTACAAAAAAAAACTGGAAAAGAAATTACTGAAATTCAATTTGTTGCTCGCGAAACGATGACAGGCCTGGAAGGCTATGACGTAAAAATTAAACTTCTATAACCTCACCTTCTAAAGACAAGGTCGCAATAGCGGCCTTTTTTATTGTGCATCGTACGCGCATCAATGCAATTGATATTTATTATCGTTTGCGGGTCCTTTCCGGCATATCGGCTTGGTACGGGGCGGCGACCTCGCAGATTCTCGCTATTTATGAAAATTTTCGGGTATTTGCCGTTTCCGTTCTTCTTCTGGCTATGTTGCTGTTTTTGCTGAAAACACCCCTTTAAAAGAAAGGAAATGGTAAGTCCATGAAATGGTGATTTGGCGTTTGTCATTTCCTTTCTCTGTTTTATGCCAGGAGTGATCAATGGAGGTTAGCAAAAAACTCTTATCCGAGATTTTCGGCGTCAGCGTACGCACGATTCAGAACTGGCAGGATCAGGGGATGCCGGTAGCGCGTGGAGGCGGGAAAGGGAACGAAGTTATGTATGATTCCGCCGCTGTTATCGAATGGTATTCCGCGCGGGATGCTGCCATTGAAAATGAAAAATTACGGAAAGAGGTTGAGGATCTGCGCATTGCCTCCGAGTCCGATCTTCAACCTGGCACCATTGAATATGAGAGACACCGTCTTACCCGAGCACAGGCTGACGCTCAGGAACTTAAAAATGCCAAAGAGTCCGCTGAGGTGGTGGAGACCGCATTCTGCACGTTCGTGCTGTCGCGGATAGCCGGAGAAATTGCCAGTATTC